GAGATTTAGAATTTGTTACAACTTGAAAATTGTTGTTACTTCCTGTTCCAGCAGTAGATGTAATTTCTTCATCATTAATTAAAATGTTTTCCAAACTTTCAATCTTATGACCTGCAAGAACTATGATCATGCGTAATTTGTTATTATCAGTTCCAGCAGTTTCTATATGAGTTATAGTTCCACCAACTCTACATTTACCATAAATTAGTTGTCTTGGAGCTTGTGCTGAACGATTTGCTATTTTTGCTCCTTGTGAGAAGTTTCCTGATACAGTTCCAGTATTTCGGCTTAATAATCCACCTACTAAAGTAGATAATCCTGATAAAGCAGCCATTCCAGCTGCAGTGCTAGCTACTGCTCCTGCAGTTGCTCCAATTATTGCTGGATTTATAGCACCTGCTGTCGCTATTACTACGAAAGTAACAACGAAAACTTTTACTGCATTTTTAATATGCTTAGGCATTTACCCTCCATCCCTCAATCACTTTATTATGATCAAGAGCAATAATTCCATCCTTAGATGGCCCAATAGTTCTGGAACCATCATAGATCCCACATACTTGATTTTCTCCTTGTTGAATTATTACTAAATCACCTTTTTGCAAGTGCATATTGTCAATGCGTAATAAATTTTTTTTCTTAGCAGCTTTACGAATTGAATTTAAAAGTGTCCTACCGTAGCCATATATTGTCTCTGTTGCACTCTTTTCATCATCCCAATACAATTCATCAGGAATCAAATCATCGCCTGTAATCGCATTTAAACAAGCGTTAGAAAAAACACAACAATCCCATTTTCCCCAAGAAAATGGCTTATCTGCATTTCTTAATATAAAGGCATCAAAATGTTCATGCCAATTATCAAATTTTTTCATTATACTTGTTCTATTTTTCCAATGACTGGTGGCGTACCACCTCCACCGCCACCTCCACCACCTGAATTGTTAGAAGATGTTCGGCCCCAAATAATTTCTTCATCTTGCAATTGTTGGACTCTACTAAAACAAGTATCGGAAGAATCAATAAATTTTTGGCTTTCTTTTGTATATCTTAAATTTGACGGTCTTGATAAATCTATCAATCTATTTTCTGCATCAATTATTATAGTAGAACCCTCAGGACTATCATTTACATTTAGACTTTGCATCCTTCCTTTGAATATAGTCATAGTGCCTACTGAAACATCAGAACCGCCTGATAAAAATCCTAAGAATATAGTGATATTTCTGTTTTGATAGTTCTCAGTCAAAGCAAGATTTAAAACTGTACTATCCATACCAGCTAAAGAAACGGAAACACCAGTTGAAGTTAATTCCATATTATCCTCAACATCACTTACTTGTAATAATGTTCCAACTCCTAAATAAGTTTCACCGCCAACTGATAAATCGCCATCACCAGACCAAACTCTAACTGCACCACTATCAAATTCAGCTTTGACTGCAAGAAATACTATTTGATGATCTTCAGCTAGAAGATTACTAATACTTGTATCAATTCCTGCTCTATTTGCCATTTAAACAACCTCAACACAACTAAAAGATATTCCATAGTTTGAAATTTGATCAGCATCCCAATTTATATCTTTTTGAATTAATCTAAATAATCCCTTTGCTGGATTTATATATACTCTATGATTATCTGTAATTGCTGATCTTAATTTTGGCTCTGTTCTCACACTATAAGTATTTTTTGCACTGCCTCCATTATCAGTTTCAGTTGCATTTTCTGTAGCCATTACATATTGAATTGGCTCATAAGAACTAGCTGCATCTGTCGTTGAAGCACTTATTCCTAAATAATCTCCCTTTAAGATAGTTCCAGAAGCTGCATTTGTTGGGGCTTCAAATACTAAACCTTTACTCCCTTTGACATTATCTTTTATAGTGCATCCAGTAACATCTGCTTCTGTTACTAAAGAATTAGTATCTACAGGATCTACAATTATTGTATAAGCGTTTGTTTTTGTTGTAATTTTATGTGTTCCGTTGTTAGCTGAATTAGTGGCACCTGTTACAAATATGAAATCCCCAACTATAGAATTTGCGAAGGGTGTTGTATTACTTGGTGCTGTAATTGAATTATTTGTTGAGGAAAAATCTAGTTCAATACTAGTTTCATTTACTCTTGATTTTGAAATTAATGAAGCAACGCTATATGTTCCTGTTTTATTCAAAGCATCTGGATCAGCAAATCTAAAATTGTTTACTGTTCCATTCAACTCTAAAAGAAAAGATTGCCAATTTACAGCTTGCGATCTACGCATCGGTGGTAAAGAAACCTCAGCCTGCCAAAATACGCCGTCAAATTCCTGCGTTCTTATTTTACCTGTATAGGGTGATGCTACAGTGCCTACTGCTCTTTGAAGAGTGAATCTACTTCTAATAAAGTTAGGAGTAGTTGGCATAGATATAGTTTTAGCCACCTAATAAACTCCTTCTAAACGATCCACCTCGCATAGCTTGTTCTTGGACTGCTCCTTTTGTAACATCAGCAATTTGAGGAAGCATAGCTTGTATTTCTGCTCTTACTGTAGGCACGACTCCAGTTGAAAAATTTAAATTTTGATAAATATTAACAGCTTGTCCGCCACCTAAATTTCTTGAAACATGATTATTTAGAACTGATCCTGCTGTATTTGGAACAAAAATTTCAGGGCCTCTTTCACCAACAATAGTAGCCCTTCCTCTTTGAACGGTACCTCCGCCTGCATTATCATCTAATTTAAAACCACCAGGCCCAAAGCTTCCTGTTTGTAAATTCGTTCCAAAAATACTATTCAATATTTTGTTGATAACTCCTAACTGCATAAAGGTTGAAATAATTTGTGAAACTAAATTTCTTGAAAAATCTTTAAACGAATTTAAAGCATTTTGGCCTGATAAAATTGCATTTACGAAATCATTTGAAAAAGCATTTACAGAATCTTGAAGGACTTCATTTAATACTTTTAGCTGACTGCCTGTTCCTTCTCCTGTATCTCCTATTTCATCTATTGAATCTTGTAATATTGTAGCTATTTCTGTAAGTGTTTCTTTATTAACTTTGAGAGCAGCCATTACTTCTTCATCAGCCATAATCTTGTTAATCATGTTTAACTGAGCCTCCAATTTTTCAGCTTCGGTCGTTGTTGCATCAATTAATTTTCCAAGTGTCGGCATGAAATCAATAAATTCTTGAGCAAGTGGCGTTTTTGTCTCTCCACTATCTCCACCTGTAATAACAAGATTGAATTCTTCTACTAATTCAATCATATCATTTAGTTTTTGCATTTCTTTATCATGTTTTGATTGTTCAAAAGGCCCAACTTCGCCTGTTAATTTAGAAGCTAAATTTCTTTGTTTTACAATTTCAAATCTTTTTATTTCTTCTTCTCTTAATGCTCTTAAAGCCGCTAATTGTCTTACTGGATCAGTTTCACCTGTGATATCTTGGGCTGTAGCTTGTCCAGTAATTGTTCTAATTAATTGAGCAGCAGCATTAGCCATACCTGTTAATCTATCAACTAAGCCTTTGAGTAAAGAATCTAAACCTGATTTAAAAATAGTATCTGCTAATTGTTTAAAAGCTATAGTCATATTAGAAGTTTTAGTAGATAAATTATCCATTTTAGATTCCATCGCTCCACCAAATTTTTCTTGTAAACCAGCTATTAAAATTCTTACCATTTCGGCAGCACCTTCAGCCGTCTTTCCAAATTCAGAAAGTTCTAATCTACTCACTCCTAATTGTTCAGTAAGAATTTTTGTAGCTGGAATACCTCTATCATCTAATTGATTGATTTCCTCTAAACCCATTCCTCCAGCGGCTGACCTTTGAACAATCCTAATCATTGTTTCAAAAGCACCTAATTGATCTATTGAAGTTGAAGCCACGTCAGCAAATGTTTGAAGCATATCCATATTTGGTTCAATACCTGCTGATTTAAGTTGAATAAAAGCTTTAGTTGCATCTTCAATTTGAAATGGAGTTGTTTGTGCAAATTCAAAAACTTGTTGCATAGCACGATCACCAGCTTCAATACTCCCAAAAACAGTATTCAAAGAATCTTTTAAATCTTCAAAGCCAGCACCTACTCTAGCTACACTGCCTACGGCTACTCCAAGACCAACAATAGCAGCAGTTGCTCCTACTGCTATTTTACTTGTTTTTGATAATGCTCCAGCTAGTCCTGCTCCTCCAAAAGCCGCAACTCCAGTTCTGCCTGTAGTTTGGAGTGAACCTTGAGCATCTTTTAGTTTTTTTTCTAATTCTTTTGTATCTGCTTTTATTCTTATTAGCAGTTCATCAACTGTTGTAGCCATTAGTCTGGGTATAACTCCATAAGTTCTGTTAATTCTGTTTTAGTTAAAGGATCTACATTTGCTTCTGTAGAATTGAATTCTTTGAATCCTTCAATAGCATTATAGATTTCAACAAGAGATAAATCCCAAAATTCGCTGATAGAAATACCAATCATTCCAACACAAATTTGAAAAAATCTTGTTATTGGAAGTTTTTCCACAACTATTCCGTTTTTTTTTCAGGACTTCCTTCTGTTTCTTCATCTGAATTTCCAGCTAGGGAATAACTAAGAAGATTGGCTACTGCTGTAAGAGATTCAATATAAGAATCACCAATAATATTTTTTACTTGGATTTCGTTGAGATCGTTACCTCCACCTCTAAGACCGTTGTATAAAACAACTAGAATATCACTGACTAAAATACCTTGATTCATGCTCATATCTTGAGCAAGCTTGATAACACTTTTTCCACAAGCTTGCTCAATACGCATAATAGCATCTATATTTAATCTTGCCTTGTAATCTTTACCTGCTATTGTAAGTAAAAACTCACCCTTCAACTTGTTCGTTGTCATCTTCAACTCCTTCTTCATTTGGACTTGCTTCTGCAAGATTTATATAAGTTATGTTGTCTCTTTCATCATAATGTGCATTTTCTAAATTTACAGCTGAACCATGTAATTCAACTACAGCATTTTTAGAAAGTTTTTTTGGGAAACTTAATATTTTCCCATCATTGACGATTGCTTCAACATCCTTTTTATTTAGTTTTATTGTTACTTCTTCTAAAGCCATGAATTACTCCTAAGCTGCGCTAAATGTAATTGGGCCTGAACTTTGGAGACTTAAATCAAAAGTTACTTCTCCATTAAACTCACCACTGAAACTTAAAGATTCAATCATAAACTGTCCAGCATAAGTACCAAGATCAGGGACTATTAGATTGTAGCTTTCAAAAGTAGATTGATGAACTTTACTTCTTAAAGTCTGTTCTGCTGTTGAATCAGTAAAAACTCCTGAAGCAGAAATACTCATTGATAATATTCCGCCTTGTGGAAGAAGTGTTCTTGAACTTCCTGAGTCTTTGTTAGTTATATCAACGGCTTCATCATTTATATTTATGGAAGTTGACCTCAAGCCACCTATAGTAGTCATGGTGCCACTTATATCCATTTTAAGTAATAAAGCTGCTCCTCGTTGTGCTGCCATAATTTTCTCCTAAAATTTAAAAATTAATTTGTTCCTAATATAATAGCACGAAATCGCATAACTCCATGCCTTGTAACACCATCTGGATCACGAAGTATATCTGCGAATTCAAATCTTAAATTAATAAGATTAAATCCTGATACACTAAGACTACTATTGTGAAGTAATGTATGTATTCTGTCCATAATTTCTTTTGCTTGTTTTGCCCCTTTATATTGAGACCAAACATGAATATTAATTGTGAACTCTCCACCCTGTAAATCTTTTGTGCTGTAATCAATAGCAGTTTCTTCACCTAAAGAAACAAAAGGATAAGTAGCATCTTCTAACACTTCATCATAAACTCCAGCACCCAAAGTATTTGTCAAATTATTATCACCATTTAAGGTTGAATAGATAGCTGATTGTAATTGAAATTGTCCAATACTCATTTATCTAATATTCCTTGATTAAATTTTCTTTTTATTTTAGCTTTATTTTTTTCCAAAGCTGGTTGCATAAATGGTCTTGGCATGATATTAACTGTACCGAATTCTAAATGTTTTGAATAAGGTGCTGAACTGCGTATTTGTCCTATCACGGCATTTTTCTCCGTTTTAATTTCCATTGATATATTTTTGACCAAAAAACCTGTATCAGTTGCTGGTGGATCTCCTTCTGCTGATGCTCTATGCGTTCTTCGTGGATTGTATTTCTGATATTCAATTCCTTTGCCCCCAGCTTGAATACTTCTTTTTGCTGTATCAGCTACTAATAAAGTTGACTCAGTAATAATTTGTTTTACTTTGTTTCTTTCTAATCGTT